GGTAAACTTTGTTCCACTGACAACCAGCGTCAAAGTTCTGTTTTCCACTTCTTCCTGCATTTTCTCGCCTCCTTTCCACGAAGTTTGCAGGGAATCTCTTTTTTTGCTAAGGCGGAACCACCAGCCGCCGCAGAAGATAACGCTTCATATCACCCTCCTTAGCGTAACTGGTCAGAACGGTCATAGTGCAGATTGCCCTGACGTACCTTTGCGTGGCTCAAAATCTTAATCTGCCCCTTTTCCTGACTATCCAGTGCTTTTTCATAACCGGTATCCGACAGGAACAGGCGGGTTCGTTCGCCTTTCCAGCCAACAGGGGAATCGTTCGTCAGCACATCAAAAATAATCATGTGCCGGGTGTCCTCCGCAAAACGCTGGAGGTCCATATATCCATGACCGTGATAATTCTGCGCTCCTGCCTTTGCCCGCATTTCTTCCATCAGCTGCCCTATGGTCTTTCCCTCAGACATCATGCTTGCTCCTTTCTCCCGGCAGTTCCGGGCAATAAAAAAGCGACCATTTACCAGCCGCCATACAGATCGTGATTTACTTGTGAGGTGTAATGATTGCTTATCGTGGTCGGTGCATTGAACAGAACGGTCAGAAGATACTGCTTCATGTTGCGAATTTCCGTGGTGTTCTTCTGTAAACAGTCCATGACAAACTCAATGTGCGAGTTATCCAGCTTCAAGAACCTGGAACGAACGATTTCATGCGGAAAATCGCTTCCTGCAATACGGGTGGTCTTTCGCTTTGCACAGACCGTTTCCACGATCAACTCCACAATTTCGTCCAAATCCTCCCGATAAGTTTCATACTGCTGACACAGGTATTCATACCCGATATTCTCCTGAATCAATTCCCGATAACTCTCTATCTCTGTGAGTGACATCGCATCCCTTCCTTTCCGTTCCGGCAGACAATCTGCCGCGCAATCCCGGAAGGGAATGGAATCGGTACTTGATCCATAAATATTTTGTTTTTGAGTATTTGATTTCTCTATATTTAATTCTGCGGGCTTTTCCGTATCCGGTTTATCCATATACGGGTTTTCCGTATCTGGTGAATCCGTATCCGGTTTTCTAAGCTGTGGCTGCTCGTATATGACATACTCTGTATCGCTGATGCGTCCCTGCCGGTCACGCAGCTTGTGCCGCACAATGTAACCGGCAGCCTCCAATTCCCGCAACGCAGCGCCTATGGCATCCACGCCCTCCTTACAGATCTTTGCAAGACCACGGGTGGTGTAATTCCAGTCCTCTGGCAAAGACAGCATCATGGAAAGCAGCCCCTTGGCTTTTAACGACAGGTTTGCATTTCGTAAATGATGATTGCTCATCACGGTATAATCACGGGTCCGTTCAATGCGAAAAACGGCCATCGACCTCACTCCTTCCGAATTTTGGGTACAAAAAAACCGCAATCCTCATTCCAAAGAATTGCGGTGTTCAACACTTTTCAAATTTTCTTGCATAGAACCAAAACAGCGGCTTTCGAGGACGCGCCTCTGTAAATGGCTCCTCCTGGGCGAAAGGAAGTGTTTGCATCACTCGGTCAATATCCGTTGAATCCATGTCATGCTGAGATTTGCAATCTTCCCGGATTGCTTCTTGAATTTCCTTTACCGTACACATAGTCATTCCTTTCCTTTCGTTGTATGGGTTTATGAGCGGCGGCGTTTTCCCGGTTTGAAATCGAGGATATGTCCCTCAATCACACGAGCGTAACGCTTGATCTTAATCTCCCGGCGCTGCTGGCTTTGCAGGGCAGCCTGATACCCGTCCTCGGTCAAAAACAGCCGCATTTCCTCTCCGGGGCTGCCGTAAGCTGTGCTGGGACGCAGGACGGAAAACTCAATCATCCAGCGGGTGTTATCCCAAAACCTCTCTACGGCGAGAATCTTGTGTCCTTTCAGCTCACGGGCTGAAATATCCCTCATAGGCGGCTCCTTTCATCGTTCCTGGTCTCTCTGACGCTTTTTCTGCCATGCCTCCAGCAACTTGATGATGGTTTCCTGCATCCGCTGGGGCGTATAGCTTTTAGGGAAATACTTCCGCAAGGTGTCAGAGGTAAATGTCACTCGATCCAGATCGCTTTTCTTTTCCTCACCCATGATGACACGCATCATATCGAGGGTCAGATGCCCCTCCTGACTGTATTTCTTGAGCCGCTGGGCTTGAGAAAGAGAAGGGGTAGCCTGTTCGCTGTCCATCGCGTCCAGCAGGTCTACCTGTTCCTCCTTTTTGAGAAAGGACAGCTCATAGGCAGGGTTCAGGGCAATCTTCTTTTCATCCACCATATCCATCAATTCAGAAATCAGCTCTGTCAGACGGATATAGCGCTGAATTTGATTTCGACTTTGCCCCACCTGTTCAGCAAGCAACTGGTCTGATCGCTTTTGTGTCCCAACTTGGGACACATTTTCTTTACTCGGTCTGCCAGCCTGTCTTTTCATGGCATCCAGTTTCATCTTGTAAGCAAAGGCTCTTTCACTGGGGAGGAGACTTTCGCGTTGCAGATTGCTGTCAACCATAATGATCGTGGCGGCATCATCATCTAAATCCCGAACAATGACCGGCATGGTCTCCTTTTCTGCCAGCTCACTGGCTCTGTGCCGCCTGTGTCCGGCCACCAGTTCATAACCACCCTCCGGGTCAGGACGGGCAATCGCAGGAACCAGCACACCATACTGCTTGATACTGTCTGCGGTTTCCATCATTGCTTCGTCATCCTTGACTTTGAATGGGTGGTTCTTAAAGGGATGCAGTTCAGACAGCGGAATCTCCTGAATCTTTTCCAGCTTTGCATCCTGACGGCCTTCTTCGGTGGAGAACAGATCATCTACCGAGGCCAGCTCTATTTTTTTCGCGCTGCTTTTCAAGTTTCAACACCTCCTTCGTCAGATTTCGATACCCCTCTGCCACCTTGCCGCCAGGGTCATGGGCGAAAATACTTTTTCCCTCTGCGCTGATTTCCTTTGCACGGACAGAATGGGGGATCTCTGTGCCGAATACTTTGATCTTGCTGCCATAGGTCTCCCGCAGGAGCGCAGAAATCTCTTTGGCAAAGTTGGTTCGGCTGTCCACCATCGTCAGCAGGATACCGTCAATCTGGAGCTTGGGGTTGATTTGCCTCTTTACCTTGTTTACCGTGGAGAGCAGCTGTTCCAGTCCTTTGGCGGGCAGATACTCTGCCTGCACGGGAATTATGATCCTGTTCGCAGCCGCCAGCGCATTGACCGTAAGCATCCCCAACGAGGGCTGACAATCAATCAGGATATGGGAATATTGTCCCTTCAGTGTGTCCAGATATTGCCGTAAAATCGTTTCACGGCTCATGGCGTTTACCAAAGAAACCTCCATACCGGAAAGCTGAATATCCGCAGGCATCAGGTCAACGCCTTCTGCATGATGCAGAATACCTTCTCCGGGGCGTATAGGCTGATCCATCAGAATTTTGCCCATTGCATCCGACAGTGTAAATGGCAGCTTGTCTGGTTGCGGATTTCCCAAGCTGATTGTCAGGCTTCCTTGCGGGTCCCCGTCGATCAGAAGCACTTTCTTTCCGGCCTGTGCCAGACCTATTCCCAAGTTCGCACAGGTTGTTGTTTTGCCAACGCCGCCTTTCTGGTTGGCGATGGCGATGATTTGCGTGTTCAAATAAACCTCCTCCTTCTACAAAAAATATCCCTATTCCGAAAAATAGGGATGAAAAAAGCCGCTTACTCAAATAAATGAATAAACGGCTATGTAAGAAATATTCGATTGTAAGTAAAGTTTTATATCACTGCAAAATAACGAAGTGCATCTTTGATTGCTTCTACCTTTTCTGGTGTCGGATGTTTCCTCGGCTGTTTCAATTCTTCTACCGCATTAGGAGCATCATACATCGGCAATCCCAAATTTCGCTTTACCTCTGCGATATATGCGGTATGTACCTTGAAGCCGTATTTCGCTTCTATGTACTCCTTAATCATTTTGTAGGTCACTTTTTCTTTGGGCTTGTACGCTTCGGCTCTTTTAGCAATACTATCTACCGGAATCTTGCCCTCGCCCTCTCCAAACTCCACATCAATGTGGATATAACTGTCGGCTTTTTTGTGGGACAAAAGAACTACCGTCTCGACATGTGTATCACTGTCCAAACTCATTTCCATATCTTCCTCAATAATCGGAAGCTTGAATTTGATGGATTTGAGCCACTGACCGTTTGGCTGTCGTTCCTCATAGATATGGATTTCAGAAATCAGCGATTCCATAATCTGTCGCTTCTCCTGCTCGTCCATGACAGCGTACAGCTTTTCAAAATAAATCAGCACTTTGTAGATATTGTCAGCAGTGAGTTTTTCTGCTTCTATTGCCATTTTCTTTGCTCTGGCTTCAATCAACAGATTCTCCGTATCCTCTATCTTATCATACATTTTATAAAGGCGATCATCAAGGTCTGCTTTACGCTTGATGTAGTGCTTATCATCTGGGTCAAGGGTATCAATCTCATCAATCAAACGGGACTTCGTAGCATAGCTCTGACGAAGCTGTTTTTCATAATTGGCAATCTCCTGTTCAATGGCGGATGTATCTATCTTCATATTGATTTTTTGCTGCATCATCGCCGCAAACTTCGGATTGCTGACCAGTTTGATAATAACCTCTGCAACAGCACCGTCCAGCAATTCCTCATTGATTTGCTTCTTGTATTCACACTTATGACCACGGGTCATAGTGCGGTGTTTGCAGCCATAATAGAAGAAATCCTTATATTTCGTGCCGTCCGGCTTGTGCTTGATGCTTTTGTTGCCGTACATTCCGGCTCCGCAAATAGGACATTTAAGTAATCCGGTCAGCAGGTGTACCTTGTTGTCTTTACCGTTGTTGACCTTTTCATACTTCTTCGCCTGAGCAAGAAGTTTTACTTGGGCTTCATGCCAGAGTCCTTCTGATACAATGGCTTCATGCAGACCGTCAACTAACAGATAATTTTCCTGCTCCACAAGTCGGTAATCATTGCGAGTTCCATGTACCTTTTCTGTTCTTCTCCTGCCGTAAGCAATTTTACCACAGTAAACGGGATTTTTCAAAATTCTGCGAATCAGGGCTGCATCAAACAGAGGATTTTTTCCATTCTGCCGCTGAATTTTGTTGATACCGTGATTGGCAAGGTATTTCGCAAGTCCGTTAGCTCCTATATCGGTATGCACATACTGGTCAAAGATAATGCGGATTGCCTCGGCTTCTTCCTCGTTGATATACAGCATACCTTTTTCCAATTTGTATCCGTAGGGAGCAAAACCACCGTTCCATTTACCCTCACGAGCTTTCTGGATTCTGCCTTCCATCGTCTGAACACGGATATTCTCACGCTCAATCTCGGCAACCGCAGAAAGCACGGAAATCATCAGCTTACCGGCATCTTTGGAAGAATCAATGCCATCCTCCACACAAATCAGATTGACATCGAAATCTTGCATCACCTGTAAGGTAGACAGCACATCTGCCGCATTTCTGCCAAAACGTGATAACTTGAACACCAGCACATAGGACACGCCATCTTTACCGGACTTGATATCCTCCATCATGCGGTTAAATTCCAATCTGCCCTCAATGGACTTTCCCGATTTACCGGCATCCTCATATTCACCGACGATTTCAAAATCGTTGAACTCAGCATAGGCTTTCATTCTTGATTTCTGAGCATCCAAGGAGTAACCGTCTACCTGAACGGCAGTAGATACTCTCGTATAAATATATACTTTTGTTTTTTCTTTCATATCGCCATCCTCATTTGTGCCACAGCCTGTGGCATAATTCAGCTTTCATCGTCTGTTATTTTTTGCCGTCAGTTTTCTGTTCCAACATCTTTATCGAATTTAAATAATCATTTTCCACGTCGCTGAGCGTTCTTGTCTTATATTTTCGATATTCTCCAGTCGCTTTATCAACAGCCTGCTTATGAGTAATGCTTCCATTTCCAATTAAAAGTTGCTCTCCACTCATGGTAAGAATGCGATCCAGATGCTCTGCCCAGTCCTGCATCGTCATTGCCTGTTCACGCTCTGCCTGACGTTCCGCAAAATCCAGATACCCGGATACAAGTTGTCCCATAGCACGAAGCTCTTTCTCATTCAGATAGTTTTTCGCAACAATCGCTTCTTTGAGTGTCGGCTGATTACCGGCAAAGGTGGTAAGTCCCATGAACTCTTTTTCCGCATCCGCTCTTGTATAAATCACTTCTGCCGCAGTCTGTCCGTGAATGGCATAATGAATTTTATTCTGAACCTTTTTGAAAAAACGGATAGAGATTTCCGCTTTCGGGTCGTAGTCAATGCTGGTGGCATAGATTTCAAGCACCTGACGATAAAACACCTTTTCCGATGCACGGATGTCTCTGATTCTTTCAAGCAGTTCCTTGAAATATCCACCGCCGCCCAGATTTTTCAATCGTTCATCATCCAAAGCAAAACCTTTTTTCATGTATTCTTTGAGAATGTTAGTTGCCCAGATTCTGAACTGTGTGCCACGCTTGGATTTTACACGATAGCCGACAGAAATGATAACATCAAGATTATAGTAGTCAACCTGATAGGTTTTCCCATCTGCCGCAGTTGTTGCAAAATTTGCAACAACTGACTCTCGCTGCAGCTCGCCTTCGGAAAATACATTTTTTATATGTCTTGAAATAGTAGATTTATCTCTCTGGAACAACTCTGCCATCTGGTCAATGGATAACCACACGGTATCCTCATCAAATGTGGTTTCAATTTTTGTCAATCCATCTTCTGTTGTGTAAATAATCATATTGGATTTTTGATTCATATCATCATAATTGTTCACCGGAACACCTCCTACAATAATAATTACGGTTTAAGGCGCGGCAGCCAGCCGCGTCTTTTCCCATCTCAAAGCCGAAGCTGTTAGAATGGGAGAGTAAATGGCCTGACATAGCTCACCTTGGGCCAACACGCCCGTAAATGAGTCCGTCAGCCGCCTCTCTCGTTCGCAGCATTCGATTTGCGCAGGTAGAGCCACCATGTGCGCTCGTGTCACCCAGGAGATTGAACAGGCAATGAGGAAAGGGCGGGAAGCCATATCCAATCACAAGGAGGAACTAAATGAACGCAGTAGGGATCGATGTTTCCAAAGGGAAAAGCATGGTGGCTGCCCTGCGGCCAATGGGTGAAGTGGCATTGCTGCCACAGGAATTTCTCCACACCGAGGTCGGTCTGGAGCAGATGGCCTACGCCATCATCGCGCTGGGGGAAGATACCCGCGTCATCATGGAGGCCACCGGTCGCTACCATGAGCCGGTAGCGGCGGCGTTGCACGAATACGGCATTTATGTCTGCGTCCTGAATCCGCTGTTCATCAAGCAGAGCGGGGGCGGCTCAATCCGCAAGGTCAAGACCGACAAGGCGGACGCCATGAAGATCGCCAAGTATGGCCTTGACAATTGGGTAGATCTGCGGGAATATACTCCCATGGACACGGTAAGACAACAACTGAAGCTGTGCAGCCGCCAGTACAACCTCTACATGAAAACGGTGGTATCGCTGCAAAACAATCTCATTTCGCTGACCGACAAGACCTTTCCCGGCGTGAACGAACTGTTCTCCAGCCCGGAGCGCGCCGACGGTCACCAGAAATGGGTGGATTTTGTCATGACCTTCTGGCACTGTGACTGCATCTGCCGCGTCAGCGAGAAGGCATTCACCGAGCGCTATCAGAAGTGGTGCAAGCGCAAGGGCTACCATTACAGCGCAGAGAAGGCGTTGGACATCTACGCGGGAAGCTGTGGCCATTTCACCACGCTGCCGAAGAATGACAACACAAAGCTGCTGATTACGACTGCTGCCCAGCAGTTGCTTGCAGGCAAGATGACGCTGGCCGCTTTGCGCGCCGAGATGGCACGCCTTGCGCGGCAACTGCCAGAGTACGATACAGTGCATGCCATGTACGGCGTTGGCGAAATCACTGCCGCGCAGCTTATGGCCGAGATTGGCGATGTGCGCCGTTTTCCGCGCCGCAGCTCCATTGTGGGATTTGCGGGTGTCGATCCGGCTGTAAACCAGTCTGGCAAGCATGCGGCGCAAAGCACACCTACGACCAAACGCGGCTCCCCGCATCTACGGAAAACGCTGTACCAAATCGTCTGTACATATCTGAGAAAAGCTCCAGAGGACGAACCGGTGTACCAGTTCCTCGATAAGAAACGCGCGGAGGGCAAGCCTTATTTTGTCTACATGACAGCCGCGCAGAACAAGTTCCTGCGCATCTACTATGCTCGTGTGAAAGAGTGCCTTGAGGATTTCGACGCGCAGCAGAACTCCGCACAGAGTTAAGCTAACTGCCAATTCCATCCCGGCTGGCGATACATCTTTTCTCCAGCCTGTTTTGTTATGCCCTTTTTCGGTCTCGCAAATTTTGCGGGACTTTTTTCTTTTTGGCTATTGACTTTTGTTTGCAGGACTCATTTCTTCTCTTTCGGCGCGTAATCGTGCAGCTCGGGGATCGCACCGCCGGACACTGCCCAGAGGTACAGGCTCGCCACGCTGCCATAGGGCGAAAAGCGGCGGCGGTACTTTTCAAAGAGCCCTCGGTCGATCTTTCGGTGGTGGTACACCATGCGCAGCCCCCGCTGGATGGCGAGGTCGTCGCAGCTCAACACGTCCTGCCGCTGCATGCAGAAGAGTAAAATCATCTCCGCCGTCCACACGCCGATGCCCTTGAGGGACGAAAGCTCCCGGATAGCCTCCTCGTCGCTTTTTTGCCAGATACCTTCTAAATCGAATGCGCCGGTGTGGACCTTTTCGGCAAAATCCGTGATGTACCCCGCCTTTCTGAACGTCATGCCGAGTGATTGGAGCTTGGAAACACCCGCGGCGAGGACCGTCTCGGCGTTGACCTCGCCGAGTGCCGACAGCATCCGCTGCCAGATCGTCTCCTGTGCCTTGGTCGAGATCTGCTGGCCGACGATGTGGTGCACGACGGCGGAAAAGAGGTCAGTATCCACTTTTCTCTCGACATGGCCGATGCGGTCGATGACCTCGGCCATGCGCTTATCCTTCTTTTTAAGATAGTCGGTCTCCTCTTCCCCGTAGGCAAAATACATTGAGCTTCCTCCCCGCCGCGTCATCTAAAACGTATGTTCTATATATTATATGGTGCCATTTTCTTTCTGTCAAGCGTGCAAGCTTTTGTAACGGACTATCGAAAAAATTTTTGAAACCCTCTTGACTGAAAGTGTACTTTAAGTTGTAGAGTATCAGTGAACTTTAAGAACAACAGTTTTTAGAGGAGGAATGTCTCATGAACAAGCCTTATATCGTATGCCACATGATGACCTCGGTCGACGGACGTATCGACTGCGCCATGACCGAGCACCTACCCG